TTTAGGAAATAGGTAGCCTTTACCTCCGGCATTTTGGGACCTCTTCAGGCGGCAGGGAGGACGCGCCCCCCCGCCGGCTGGGTATATTTTAGTTGTTTTGCAAGTGGTGGGGCGAAGCCACGCACCACACACTTACACACACCACGCACACCACTCTTTATTTTGTGTATAGAACGCCTGCATATATAGATATATTACGTATATATGTCGTGTGTAACCTACGAGAGCAGTAAAGCTACCCCGAGTCACGCCGCTCCGTGTCCCGGTGCCTGAGCGCATCAGCTTCCGGGGCGTGAGCCACAACTGGCTGCTGGGTGAGAACACCGGCTGACTGGTTGTCGCACTCGTAGTGTATCGTTGGCCTCAGAGAGCAAGGAGCGGGACAGCTGCAGCTTCCAATGCGCCAAGCTCGAGGCCACCGCCGACGGCGGCAGCCTCCGCACCCCCACCTAAGCCGGCCACGAGGCCCTCCGCGGCGTTGCCGATGAAGCCACCGACAGCGCGCGCAGCGCTCGCGACGCGCGGAGCGAGGGCAACCATAAGACCTCCTCCTGCAACTTCTACCAAGTCTGACGCGTGGGCCTCCGCAACGTCTCGAACATGATTAACAATCGCAGGCGGGGCTGTCGGGACCGGCTTCATAGACTGACCCGGAATCGAAGACAAAGGCCAACGAGTGTAGTAGCTCGCGCGGACTGTAAACGAATAGTCCTGGGTGTCAGAAGCAGGCTCGAACACCCACGCCGAGATAGACATGGGACGAGGGGTTACCACTGAGTCCTTGGTAGTGACGCCATCCCCTCCTGAAAACACATGGGACATGAACTGGTCAACATTCAAAGTGCCTTCAAACTCCCTAAACCTGGAATACTCAGAGTTATCCACGGGATAGGTGATGATCTGCTTTGGATGCATAAGGTCCTTGCCATTAATGCGCTTCCTGTAAGGTGACGTCTTGATCCCCGCTGTGATACGCGAAAACTCCGTCGCGGTGTCTACTAAGCGAGGTGGCAGCCGTTGTGACGAATTGATGTAAGTCACCCGGCCACCAACCTTGTAGTTGTTTGAGCAGTTGACAACGCTAATACCGAGCTTCATCGCACGAGACGAGGAAGCACCACCCTCCTTGTCAGACAGAGACAAGGTGGGGATGGTGTGCACAGCTAAAGAGTTGTTGACAAATCCGCCGTTGGCGTCCACCTTGAGGGTAATCGCCGTCGTACCGGAGTTGCCAGTGTTTGTAGCTATGAGAAGGGTATGGTTGGTGGTGTCCACCGTAAAGTCTGACGACACTAACCCTGTATAATCGAGAGCCTTCCCGTCAGAAGCCAAAGAAGGCACAGGGTGTGGACACATAGGATCCAAGTAGAAAGGGAAATGCCGCCTCTTGGCCTTGGCCGGGCCTGGCGACGCTTTGAACTTGGGCCGGCTAGGAGTGCTAGCCGGGGCCGCAGCTTTCTGCGACGCGAAGAGTTTCTTCAAACCCTCACGTTCAGCAGCTGTCTTAGCCTTCTTCAAGGCCTTCTGCTGTTTCTTTGTAAACTGCGGATCCATGTCGTCAAAAGGCCTTAGCGAAAACAACGTACACACGGACTACAAAGAATACTATAAGTATAAGTATGGGTATTTCCATCAACTCCAAACTGTTGTTTGGTGCCCCGGGCGGAGGGTGTGGGGGACTTAACCACACGCCTGGATTGGTCTAGTCCCAGCGGACATCCAAGGGGGTGGCAGGCCACCACCCCATCTTGTCGCAGACCGAACAGAAAATCTCGTCGGCTTCCGGACTGTGCCGCAAGGCGTGCCGCATGCCCCCGACCATGTCGGAGGACGGGGCCTCACCCTCAAGGCGGCGGAGGTCGAGATGGGCCAACATCTTCGCGAGATTGTTGAAGGTGGCCCCCCAGGGCCCGCCTTCAGGATCCCGCTGGTAGATGTGTGAAGTAAACTCCACAGGCCCGTGAGGAGGGCAGCGCGACGCGCCCTCCTTCGTCATGACCCCCGTCGAAGCCAAGAGCTCCCAGTCGATCTTGCCGACATGGGCCTCGTCATCGCCAAGGGTGACAAGCTTCTTGGCCCCGGCCGCCCGCAGCGTGAAGCCACGAATGGGCGAGTTCTGAGCGGACGTCGAGGGAATCCCGCTGGCCGTAATCCCGAAGTGCTCAAACGACCACAGCGCGGTGCCGATGACAACCACGTGGGCAGAGTTGCAAGCAGCTTCAGCCCAAATGAGCCGGGTAAAGATGTCGTCGTACTCGCTCTGGCGCGAAATCCGACGCTCAGCGTCGAAATAGATCGCGTCGCGGCACACTGACATGTCCCAGCCACTGGCGTCGCTGCAATGAATCCACTCGTCGCCGCCGGTCATGCGGTCGAACACCTCGCCGATGCGCTTGATCCCCTCGTCGTGGTGGCCCAGGCCGACTGCCTGGACGTCCAGGGCGCCAGTCGTGTAGGCGAGAATGTCGGCCTTGTTCTGGGCCCTGTGCAGCACATCTTGACACACAGAGTCAACCATGCTGACGACCCAGATGAGGCGCCAGCGCTTCGACTTCGCCTTCTTGCCATCGTGGGCCTCAAGCTTGGTGAACATCTCCTTGGGATCGTTCAAACCCAAGCGAATCATCTCTTCTGCAGGCAAGTGGTGGATGTTGTCTCCCTCTGCGACCCTGAGAGCAATCCGCATCTGCACGAGGTACAGCAGCTGGTTACGGTCTTCCTGGGTGCGAGCCCAGACGCCCTTGGTTCCTGGCTTGTACCGCGCACTCCAACCCGCCGATTTGGTGCCGTCCATCGAATTGAGGTAGCTGTCCACCAATTCACCGATGGGCGTCTTTGTAGTTGGCTCAGTGGCTGGGTACTCATCGCAAAACTCTCGAACCATCTTGCTGAAGTCCGGCACCTCACGCAAGCGATCCCAATTGCCAGGCTTCTGGCGCTCGCACTGGCTCTTGAACGATTCCCTGATCGCGTCAGGCCCGGACGGAGGCAAGACGTAGTCCTTGACGTCCTCGGACAGATCGCGGCCGTGCCAAATTTGTCCCTTGAGGTGGCTGGCGAACTCAGCGCTCACCTTCTTGCTGCTCTTGCCCTTCTGGTAACCTCGACCGCAAGTTCCGACTCGGAAAGCGTGCTTCTCCCCGTTGGCATTGTGGATAATGTTGCCACCCCGGGTGAGGTTGTCCTTGTCCCAAACGTTGGCCCCTCCATGGCTCATGTACCGGACGAACTCCTGCGCGCCTTGCATGCGAAGCAAGTTCTGGGCGCCAACTCCGTGGAAGGCGTCAAGATGAGACCAGCGTCCCGTCTTCATCCACAAGTAGAACCCATTGCACTGGTCTCTCGACAAGTGCTGATGCCCGATGCAACAACGACCGGTCTGGGCGTAGTACCAGCCCGGGTCTTGCTCGACGTCGGGGCAGGCGGCCTGAAGAGAAGCGGCTCGCTCAAAGCACTGCGTTCGCGTGTCAGACCAAAACTTCCCGCCTTTGGCCGGGGCGTCCTCAGGGACCATGGGAGGAAGGCCCTCACCCCCGAAAGGAAGGTCCTCGGTGGGAATCGTGTCACGGGGAGCAGCAGCGAGAGGCTGGTACTCCGCGCCCGGAGAGTGGTTCTTGAAACCGAATGCCTTGGTCTCCGGCTTTGGCGTGGGCTCCGGCTTTGGTGCCACCTTGATCTCCAACTTGAGCGTGGACTCCGGCTCGGAGTCGGCGGAGGGCTTCTCGCTGGGCCCGGGTGGGGGCTTGTAGTCGCCCTCGAAATCAATCGGAATGATGTAGGACTGGTCCTTGTACGAAATGATCGTCAGGTGACCGGCCCGATCGAGGTGGCGAAGAGTGTCCCTGAGCTTCTTGTTGCTGAACCTCGTGAGCTCGCACTTGGAGAGGAGGTCGCGAGGGATCCATCCTTGGGGGGAAAGCCCCTCGCCCTTCGCCTTGACGTCGCGGAGCTGGAAATAAAGGAACTCAGCGAGCTTGTCCATGGAGAAGGCGTCCGTGTCGTGACCGCAATTGGCGCACAAGGTCTCCAAGTGCGCGTTCTTGGTCTCGTCGTACTCATCCGCCCATCTCTTGGCAAACGCCCGTGAAACCTGTGCTCCAGAGCCGTGAATCCTCTCTTGTTCTTGGTCATGCAACTCCTGCCAAGGGTCGCTCTTGTTGCGTGAGCCCTCCTCAGGGTCCGCGCGCTTGCGAACGCGCCGCTCGTCGAACATCTGCTCGTGGTCATCATCCCAAAAGGCCCAGTCGATCTCGGACTGAACCTCGTCCTTCTCGCGGGACTCCTCTTTGACCTCCTTGACCTCCTGCTTCGCGGGCGGCTTCCCGAGAAGCCGGTCGAAGATCGATCCCGGCTGGGACTTCGGGATGAACCCGATCGCCTGGAACATCAAGGCCAAGCCGCAGTGGGACACTGCAAAATTGACTTGGTCATGGGCGGTGCCGCCCGCGATGTGCATGCCGACGAGCTTCGGCTGGCCGGACTTCATCGTGACCACCGGACTCCCGGAATAGCCCTCCGTCGTGTTGGCTGTGTGAGAAAGAATGCCACGCTGGGCTTCAAGCTCCTTGTTCCGGTGGATGTGGCCTCGAGAGCGCATGAGGCATGTGTTGGGTCTGCCGAAAACCTCAACCATTCCCTCGCCAGTGTTGTGGAACTCCGTGATCTTCAAGCTGCGGACGTGAATGGCGGCGAAAAGACCTGGCTTGATCTTGTACGCGACAACATCCTGCCAAGTGGCGCCCTTGCAGCCCTTGCTCAAAAGAACTGGCGCACCAAGTGGGACGGGCACATTGTACTCGTCTCTGCGAAGAATGCAACTTGTCGCCTTGTACGCGAGTTTCCCTGGAGAGTGAAAGATGTGCCGGGCCGTGACAAGATAATCACCGACCCGGGTTCCCATCCCGACAATTGTTACCGATCCGTCGGCGTTCTGGATGCCGATCTCGCAAGCGAACTTCGGGAGCTGGAGAGCGGGGAGTGGTGGCTCCGCCCTCGCCAGCAGAGATTCGTTGTAGTCGCGAGGCAACGGCACGAACTTGTGCCTGACGGTGGAAGACTTCAGATCTCCTCCAACCGGCAACTCGGCACTGTCTGGGACGACCTCGAATATCGTGTCCCCTACCGCGTCGCGAAACAACAACTTGTCGAACGCTCCGCGGAAGAACCCCGTTGACACCGATGTCAGCTCAACCGAAATGCGCAGCTGAGCCGCCCTCCTCTCACGCCATCCTTTGATGACGGAGTCAAAAAGAACAATGATCGTCACAGTCGTCAAAAGCCAGGCAGTCGGCGACCGGATAAACTCGTCCCAGAGGGGCGGTGGGGGCCCGGAATTCATCAACTTCAAGGTGCCGTCGGCACCGCTGGGAGTCCACGTGAAAGCCATGGTGGGCCAGTGAAATCAAAGAACGGACAGATACTCTCCACGGTGGGCGCGCGCGGGCAGACCAGTGTCCCCCGGCGAGGC